TATGGGTATCTTTATAGGATAAAAGTAATGCTTTTGGATTCCCATAGATAGAATTAATGGCATGCAGGAGGGTGGTTTTACCTGAGCCACCTCTTTGGCTGACTAGGTTTAGCAGGAACCCATCAAGCATCCCTTCACCTACAAACTTCATCAGCGGACCGCCAAACCCCATAAAGAAAGCAAACGCCCGATGCTCCATCCCGGGTCTGCCGTAGGCATTGATAACATCTTTCCATACGTGGAAGTCGCCCTTGGTTTTAAATGCGGGTATGACGGGTAGTGTGGTGGACGTTGGAGGGCTATAGAGTACCTGTCCATCGGATCGAATCTCACGATCCCCTACGATAAATGCGCTGTCATCTTCCAGCCAGCCAAACTGTTTGCGTGCTATTTCGGATTTGCCCATCGCTTGCAGTTCTTCCACCCATCTAGTTACGTAACCCATAAGTGCATCCTGTTTCTTTCCTAGTACCGCCATACCTTGCTGTGCTATTGCGTTTACAAACTTTTCTTTAGATAAAGCCGAGGTCAGCGGTAGGATAAATTCTCGGACTCCATCTTTGGGTAGGTGCAGTCTTATTAGCAAGGTCTCCCCGTCGTCGGGGTCGTGTATCCGTTTGACTACATACATATCGTACGGATAAATCAACTCATCTCTGTCATCTTCTTTGTTGGGGTCAGCACGCCTATAGACGCCACCTACTTTCCCACGGAAGAACGGAAACGGATATGTTGGGATGTTATACGTTATGGGTTCTTTAGTAACTTCTTCAACGTGGGTGACAACGTTATCTTCTTCTGAGGCTTCGACAATTTCTCTTCCAATTTGGATTGGGGAAGATATTTTGAGCGGGCAATCTTGGCATCCTGTTGGATTAAGTTTTTTGAATGTGTCGCAGGTGTAAGGTCCTTTTGTTTCTCCCGCTTTTCTAATAGTTGCAGCAGACGAGTAACCGCTGTGATGTTGTGAGATCTTATGTATCGCAACGCTCCCATCCGAGCAGTGATGGGCGATTGATAAAGCGGCACGCCATAGAGGCTCTTCGAGTATTGCTTGGTTCCTAAACGCATTAGCAATCTGTTCACAGCCCTCCCCCTTCATGGACTTGATGAGGATTGTTTTGAATTTAGATTCGTAGTTACCCATCAACGCTAGGGTCATGGGGTCCAGTTGCCGCATAAACGGCTTCTTACCGGGGATATCTAACTCATCTAAAGTAACTAATACTTGACGTAACTTGGCTATCTCCGTCCGCCCACGTGAAAGTAGGATCTTGGTTGGTAACGGATTTGTTGGATCTTTAAAGTTAAGCGTCTCAGGTATCCGCAGGATACGTGCCACATCAGCAGTCACCGCAGGGTCAGCATGCAGTCGGTGCTTTTGGCACAGGGCCTTGAGCGACTCAGCCAGCGGCTTCCATTCATCTTTGGGTATCGGCTGTTCAGGAACCCAGTATGCGTGTAGGCCGCGCCCCGAATTAACTAAGAGTGTCGGCTTGGGCATGCCGGACTGAACTACGAAATTAATTAGGGCTTCAACACCCTCATCTTGAGTTTCGTAGGATTTGTTTGGGCCGCAGTCAATATCTAAAAAGAAAGATCCAAGACTGTCGGCGTTTGTGTTAGTACGCCCCTCATCAGTCTTAAACGAGGCTAGTGCGAAGTACGCATCGTAACCCTTGTGCACCATCGCATCTGCGTAGGCGCTTATCTCCTCAATCGACTCTACAAAAACCTGCTTTGGTTTCTTGTCTTGGTGTAGCCCGACCACACAGTATTGTCCTGTAGGTGGTAAGACAAGAGAAAAAAATTCTTCCCTAGATAACATAGCCGCCATCTCAATGCGCCGTCGTTAAAATAAGGTAGGCAGGGATAGGACGGCGAACTACCCTTTTCGGGCGCCCCCTAGCCTCCTTAAACCGTTTACGTACTTAGCTTTGCAATCAACTTTTCTACTGTTTCTTTCTGCGGACCAAGCACGTTTGTCTTACCTTTGAACCAGTGGTACACCGTCATGCGTGTGACTTTTAAGAAGTCAGCCACATCTTTCACCGGAATGTCATGCTTGATGCAGACCTGTGCAAGACGTACTCCTATCTTGGTTTGGTCTGCCTCATTCACGGCTTGGATAAACTTGGTTGCATAACCACGTGACATAGCGACCCCCTATTAGTCATCCCACTCTTCAAGAATCTTGGTGAGATCCTTCTTTGGTGCAGGGGCTTCGTCTTTCTTGCTTGCACGTTTTGTTGGTTCTTCCACAGTTTCGGCTACAGGTTCTGATGCTTCGACTTTTGCAGTTTCTTGCGAGGGAACTTCTGAGTCTACACCATCAGCCTGAGCGACAGTCATAGTAATAGCCTTAATTGCATCTCCGGTTTTTCCCTTACCTACAGCGGTATTAAACTCAGGAGTCTCTAAGAAACGTACTGGCTTGAAAGTCAGTTTTGGAGTTGCACTGTCAGTGTCAAAGCGCATCTCGGTAACAACCGATGTAATGGGTACACCCTTACTGCCAATCATCTTGGCGTACGTCTGCAGGGGCCACTTTCCGGGTTCGCCCTCACCAAAGATTGACTGACTTGGTAGGGTAAGTTGATACACATCACCACCGATGTCGTTCTCAAGCACAACAGCAAGGCGTTGAGAGAAGCGGCAAGCACGGCTATCGCCCTGACCGGAGCCTTTGATATTCTGAGGGCAGTCTTTACAAGCCTTTGCTTGAGGGGCCTTTGCTTTGGCATCCGGCACTTCACCGTCAGCCGACCAGCAATCAGGAGCGGAAGCCACACCCTTTTTGTAAACCCCGGCGTAGTAGGTACGGGATACCTTCGGAGCGGCGGCAACGATAACCACATTCATAGAACGATCTTCGTTACGTGCTACTTCCTTACCGTTGACCATCATGCGCCACACACCGCCTTCGATGGAGATGCGTTTAGCCCCACCACCGCCACCCATTAGGGCTTTGGTCGTTTCGTCTATTTCTACTTCACGCAGATGCGCGGGTAGATTTTGATTTAATAATGCAAGATCACTCATGTTTTTCTCCTAATAGAGATGGTGTATTTGCTGTCCACATTTAGCCCCGGTGGAAGCAAATCGGGGTTTTCTTCAAGGAACGTAGCCATATTGGTCTGCGCGATACGCTTCTCCAATAACTCCGGCGTCTTATGTTCCAGTAGAAACTTGTGAAACGAGTGCCAATCGTTAGTCCAAAACCGTTTCGCTACCCTGCGAGTTACCGTACCAAACTCGGTTCTGAACCCATCAGCACCCATTGTTTTGCAAACTTCAAGTAATTTTTCGCTGATTGCCTCTTGAGTTTCTTCAAGATCTTTATCTTGTTTTTCAAACTCATCAGCAAGTTGCTTCCGCTTATCACGGATTTTTATATAGGCTTTGACTAGCCTATCAGCAGACACATCTTCCATTTTCACTCTCCATCTAGTTATGATTGAAATGCTAATTAAAAGTTTTTACTCTGTCAATCATCTTCCAATAAATTTTTGTAGAGGTCAACAACCCGAGTGTGAATATCAACCTTCGCTTCAAGCATCGCGTACATACGCTTTTCAACATGAGATCCTTGAAGGTGTACCACAGTGCATGGGTTACGCTGACCGGCTCGATGCACACGTGCGTTTGCCTGTAAATAAGTTTCCACAGACATAACAGGTGACCAATACACAACGACGTTTGCGGCGTGCAAAGTAACTCCATGCGATGCCGCTTGTGGTTGTATTACTAATACTTTGGGGTCAGGCTCAGTTTGGAATCGGTTGAAGATGTCGGTTCGATTGTTGACTGATACTGCACCGCTTATAACTTCTGCCGTATAACCGTCCTTGATTAGTTCTTCATGCACGATCTGAATAGCGTGCCTGTACGGTACAAAAACAATGACTTTGTGGCTGGCCTCATCTATAACTTCTTTTAGCGCGGCTATGCGATTAGAAGCATCAAATGCGATAATCTCTCCACTATCGGAATAGACCGCACCTCCTGATAGTTGTAACAACTTATTAAGGTTTGCCGCCGCATTTACCGTAGTAATCTCCTCGCCTGCCGCTGTTGCCACCATATGTTTACGGATGGTTTCGTAATACTTCTGCTGCTGGGCGGTTAAAGGTACTTGGCGCGTAACGTAGGTCATGTCCGGCAAATCAAGACATTCTTCTTTAGTAAACCGAATAGCGGGTTGCAGTACCTGATGCACAATTTCCTCAGCCCGAGGGCGGGGAACCCATTTAAATTGGGTAATCTTTTGCATCACTTGATCTTTGAACGATCCAAAAAATTTAGGCACAGCACTTGGATTAACAATTCTTGCAAGCCCATACGCATCGGTAGGTGCTTGCGCCGCCGGAGTTCCGGTCATCATCCACACCCACGTGCTAGGTTTGATAATTGAGTTCAAAGTTTTCCAACGCTTTGTAGTTACAGTCTTGTATGCGTTTGCTTCATCAACTACAACAAGATCAAAATCACTCTCATTAACTGCATCACGGACAATCTCAAGACCATCAAAGTTACAGATCACAAACTCTGCGTCTGACTTTATCGCTTTAATTCGTTTTTCCCGCGAGTAAGAATGGGCCACCTGAACCGTGCGGTGCATGGCAAATCTAAACAAATCGTTTACCCACGCAGATTCCATGATCGACAACGGACACAACACAAGCACACGTTTGATGTAGCCTAACTTCATCAAGTAGTCAGCCGCCCATATCACACTACCTGTTTTGCCTGTGCCTTGTTCGTTAAAACAAAACGCACGACGATGTAGCGTTAAGAATTCTGCGGTTGTTTTTTGATGAGCAAACGGTCTGTAGAGTCCGGGCCAATCGTAGTGCGCGATGATCGGAGATGGTACGTTGCGTATGCGTAGGTTTTTTAGAACTTGCGCTTCTTCAAGTCCCCACTTCACTGCTACTTCACCACTATCAAGCACACGGCTTTTTGGAATCACCGTTGTAATTCTGTTTGGTTCTCTTACTTTTAACAATAAAACTTTGTTGTTTAGTATTTGCATTACACCCTCTTAAATTCATTCATTGGAATGTAGATGCAATCTTCGATGTCCATCGAATCTCCCCGATCTGTCCTACCCCCTTTTGCTATTTGATAACTATCTTTTAATTTAGTGGCAAACACACCGTCCGTAAATTCAATAACTAACATGCAGGGGACTTCGTATTCATCAGACAATTCCATAGCGCGACGCCATTTTTGTGCTGACAGCATGTAGGTTGGGTATCGGGTGCTTGCGTTGTATCGTTTTTTTATTTCTATCAAAGCCGCAAGTTTTTTATCTAGTGTGAAGACCGCACCATCAATCGCTTCTAGACTTATGGCTTTCTTAAACTTGCAATCCCATACTTCTTCAAGATACTCAGACACTTTTCTTTGATTTTGTCGGTCTGTTTCAGACTCGTATATTCTTCTCAATTCACTCTCCATCAAGACGCCGATAGGCCGAAAGTGATGTTTTCACTTTCAGCCCGAAAAACGGTACTACTGTAAAACCTAGTTTACTTCTTTTTCTTGTAATTGCGTGAACGATTTTTGCTAGGGGATTCCAGTACGTACCCGTCCTTATTCGTACCACCCTTACTTAGTGCAACCTTGTGACTAACATCTTTACCAGTGCGACTTACACCCTTCTTATCCAGTGCTCGTCTAGCACGCTGACGCTCCATCCTGTCGCTGTGCTCATCCCGTTTCACTTGCATCTCATACTCATGCTTGTACGGGCGCGGTGACTTCGTGTACGGCATTAGTTATTCTTTCCATTGTGGATGCACTCAACCACGGCGCAATACTGTTTACATGAGAAGTTTGGTTTGGGGTTCCATACCTCGTTCTCGTATGCGGCCTCTAACTGCTTGGTCTCATTTAGCCATTTTACCCACGGTTCGGCTTGTTGGCTACCGTCATAGTCTACTTTCACAAAGTCGTTTGCCACCAAAAAGAGCAGACCACCCTTAACAAGCTGTATGTCAGGTCGGTGTTTAAACAGCGCCAAAGCCAATATCTCTAACTGCTTGGTATCTGCATAGCGGGAGGACTTCCCGGTCTTGTAATCGACTAGGTAAGCCCTGTCATCTTTTAGGATTACTAGATCAGCCACCCCCCGCCACCACACATCTTTAGAGAAGAAGTCACATGGCTGCAGGTCTCGCGTAAGTCCCATGCGGTATTCGCACAGAAACTCCCCACCTTCACCTAATGTCTTTAAGAGATCAAGGGTGTTCTTTATGAACGCAAACTGCGGAGACGGGGGTATGCCTTTTCCAATGTATAACTCAGCCGCTTCATGTAATTGCTTGCCATACATTAAAGCATCGGTCTCAGGCTCTTTGTAGTCTTTGGCTACCCGAAGATGGTAATACTTCTTAGGACACTGCTGAAACAAACCTAGCGACGAATAGGACCATGTGTAAGTCATTGTTTTATTTGGCTTTTAACCGCTGTTCTCATCAACCGTAACTCTACTACGGTCATATCAATCATGGAAGCTGCAGCTTTCCAATCATTTTTTAATAACAAGTTATGTACCTCTTTCATAAGGCGTTTAACCTGCAACTCGTGTTCCGAATAGTCCACGGCACTATCAACACTCACCATAACTTTCTCCGCTTCCAACTTCACAATTTAAGGGTAAATCCTTAGCCCAGTCAGGACGCCACCGCATACATTCCTCAACATATTTTACCGCCTCGTCACGCTCACCCGTGGGGGCTAAGCATGCTATCGCATCATGCACTGTTAAGACAACCTTGTACCTCTTGGCTATGCGAGTCATTTGTTCGGCTATGATGCAACGCGCAACGGCTTGGCAGACGTTCTCAATGACCTTACCCCCGTAGATTTTAGTGCGCCCCATTCGGGTCTTGTAGGAGTAATTGCCATCGGGATCTCGTGCGATCTCCCTATAGGATAGATACAGCCCGGACGGAAGTCGTATTCCTTTATCTCCTTCGACACTAAGAGCATCGGTGTATTGGCCCAACGCCACATCTGTATTTGCCATAATCGCATCAAGCGCATTTTGCCCTTGCTTCCATAGCGCGGGGATAGCCTGATAAGTTTGTCGATAGACGTTGATGATATGTTGTGATTCTGTCTCGTCGATCTCGACCCCGAATACTTTAAGTTGGTTGCGGAATTTAATAGCCCCCATGCCATATCCTGCACCAAGGATAGTTGTCTTTCCGACAAACCGCTCTTCCTTTGTAACGTCGTTAATGTCTTTTGCATAGATAGCCGATGCCATGATCTTGTATACATCTTCACCTTTCTCAAACGCATCCACTAAATCAGTCTGCCCCGCCAACCACGCGACGGTGCGAGCTTCAATCTGGGAGGAGTCTGCATCTATTAATATGTAACCCTTTGGTGCACGAATGGCTGTCTTCAGCTTGCCTGCGTTCTGCCCCCGACTCGGCAAGTTCTGCATGTTAATCTTGTCATCCCCACCCCATCGCCCAGTATGCGCGGCGTAGTACCTTAACGGGATCGGTAGGCAACCACGCTTAGCAATATCTATAAACCTCTGAGTACGTGTTTCTTCAAGGGTCGTTTTATTACCCAGTCTTGCCGCGACCAAAGTTTGAACGCGCGGGTCAGGGTGAGAAGCCAGTTCTTTGAAGCCCTCATCAGTCTTGGCAAAAGCCCAAGCGTCTTTGCCTGTTCGTGCGCTTATCTTCGTTGGGGGGTCAACCTTTAGTTTCTTGAGCATTTCTGCAAACTTGTCATTGGACATTAGTACGTCACGGTCAGCAGCAGCCGCTTCAAGTAAACGTTCTTTCTTGGTTTTTACATCATGTAAGTGTTGCTCAAGCAAAGGCAAATCTAGCACCAGTTGAGGGTGCGTAAACATACGCAAAGTTATGTCAATAACTTTTAATTCTTTTTTCGGAAAATCTTTTGCTAATAAATTGAAAAGATTGTAAGTAAGATCAACGTCATTACAACAATACCGACCATACCTAGCAAGATCCCCCGCATCAAAATCGGTGCGGCGTTTACCAATCGCGTTAAGAACATCGTCGCCTTTTTTACCAAGTTCGTACCTTTCTGCCAAGTTAGCAAGAGATGCACTAACATCCACTCCATTAATTGCCCGCGCCATACAAAGAGTATCCAGCCAACCTTTCGGACTAATCCCGAAAAGCCATGAGAGTATTGCCCCATCGAACGCTGTGTTGTGCGCGAGTATAAGGGAGTTTGCCCAATCGTATTGGTTAAGAAAACTTTGAGTCTGCTCTTTGGTTCCTGAAAACCACGACGTTTCCTCGTCATTTACTTTGACTCCCACACCGATAACTTCAAACTTGTCATCACGCACGTACTCTTCTGTGGTTAGCTTGGATAACGAAAATTCTTTGTCATAGTAGGTTTCAAAATCTACCGTTATTATCATTTTATTTTTAGTCTTAGTTTAGTGTTTGCCGTGCTCTGACTTACGTATGGTAAGTCTAACTGTCGCTGTTTGAAGTCCGTCTCTCTCCCAAACTCATTTCCCACAAGTTCTTTTATGATACCGGCACTTAGATGTTTGCGTAGCATTTCTTTATACTTTACTTGAAACGCATCTATCTCTTCTTGCGTGAAAATATGTTGACTGCCTGATATAAAAATTGAATGTATGAGGTTGCCCCATCGAACACTCTCGAAAGGCTCCGGGTCCCACGCTCCCCGAGCAACGGGGTCCCAGTTAGGATTTACAAACTCGTGTGGGTGGTCATCCATCCGTGCAATCAGCATCGACAGTTCTTCTGAAATCATTACTTATCCCCAAGAAATCTTTTTACGTCTTTAAACTCAGGCCCTTCAACAATCAGCCGCTCCCGTTTGTCATGGGGGTTTTCTTTTAGTTTGATCATTTTCTTTTCTACAAGATCTTGTGCCACACGATAATGTATAGTGGCCGGTGAAGCAATCTTAAAATCTCGTACTAAGTCAGTGATACGAATCGGCTCGTCTTTTTCCCACCGCGTTTGCATGGCGGCTAGTAGTCGTAGATCTATTAAATCAAGATCATATTCTGATTCTAAAAAATCTAAGACTGCAGTTAAGTGCGCTAGTTTCATTTTGTCCTCTTCAATGCGTAATAGTGTAGTGGTCGTTTAGAATGTGTGTCGCTTTGTTTAAAGTTGATAATTACCTTTTTAGTTTTCATTAAGTCTTTCAAATAAATCCGCACACTATTTGTGCTGACTTTCATACGCCTAGCAATTTGTTTTAGCGAAAGCCCCCACTGCCCTTGCAGTACCCGACTTAACTGCACCAAACGTGCATGACGGGGGCATTTCCTAATCCTGCGGCGGGTTGCGTTCGGCTTCGATGCAGTCAAGCATGACCTCCACTTGTAGTAAGTTCTTTTCGTTTATGATGGATATGTATCCCTCGTGCCTTTGGATCTTATCCAGTTCGCGCAGTTGTAATCCGGTTGGTGTGTTGTCTCCGGCTTTACATTCAATACCAAAAAACATTCCTTTATGACACCCAACAATATCCGGCACACCACTGCGACCATAACCACCTGTGGCTGGCATGAAGTAATAAGCCCCACGCTCATCTAATATCTTCTTAACTGCTTTCTTTACTTTAGCTTCCGGCGTCATTGGACAAACTTCCCTTCTTTAAAACCTAGATCAATCGCCAGTCTATCGTTCTCATCCCGTAGTTTATGTATACAGTCGTTAAGATATGCGAGACGCTCATTCAATCTAACAATCTCAAGCCCTGCTAAACGCATTAGTTCTTGGGCCTCTTCAATTTCGTAGACTGGATTAGCTAGTCGCTGTATGAGTTCTGTATTCATTCTTTCACCCTATAAAGTCTAACTCCACCTTGCTTGGTCATTTCTGCCAAGCCCTTTAAAACAAAGTAGTCTAGTGCTCGTCTTGCGTGCGTTTCACTAATCAGCAGAGTTTTCATGGCCTGCTTGATTGTTACGGGGGTCTTGCGGCCTACGATGTAGTTCCACACCGCCTGATCTTTAGGGTCGATACTAACGGGCATTGTGCTTATCCCATTCTTTTCTGTTTTGTTTACCAACCCACAAGCCCGCGCACCGCATCTCTAGTTCTTCTGATGGCGGGTCAGACTTTAGGGCATAGTTCATGCCTACCTTGAACCCTTCGGCATGAGCCTTGTCGATACGATAATCAACAAAGAGCCACAGCACGCCAATGATGGAGCCAAGTAAAAAGATCTTCATAGTCTCGTACCCCCACGATTACGACACGGCCAAACTTGTTTAAATACTTCGGTCACTAACTTTTCAGCAGATTCGTTCCTGCGATGGGGGTTGTTTGCTAACCAATTTCTAGCCATATCCCTAATCTGTCCGGCAGTAATGGTTGTCTCCGATCCGGGTGGGCAGAAAAACAGATGGACGGAAACGTCATAAACACCCATGACATATCCCAAGGCCTGTATTCGCTCACCCGCCTCACTGCTCGTAAGCCTGTCGTAAAGATTATTTCCCGTCCAAAACTCAGCCCGGGCCATAGCCGGAACAAACAACAAACAGACCAGCCACTTTTTCATTCTCTTTCCTCCACAGAGTAAAACCAATCATCGCTCGTAGTCCACTTGCGCGATCCATCAACAGACCAAAGAGTGCGTGCCGCTTGGAAATCAGGAAACTTAACTTCTGCAGGCACAAGGCTTTGGTCGTACCACAAGCATCGGTTGTTAGGTTGTGTTGCAAACTGTCCGTTGTCTAACCGGATAAAGTTAAAACTCTTGTGTTCCTCGGCGGTCTCAACAAAGGTTGTATCAAGGCTCATTTCATCGGCACAGAAGTCAACAGTAAACATGTACCTACCAAAGTGCCACTGCCTGTCTTTGCCAAGAAACTTTATCCCAAGATTTCGTAGCCCAATCTTTTCTACTATCGTGAAGCGATAGCTCATGCAGTCCCATAGTTGAAGTACGTCAATGGGTAACTCACCAGCATCCTCATGCCATACGTACGCATGCAGTGGTAACTTATCGTACAGAGCACCGTAGTTAGGCAGGAGACTTTCAATCCTAAACACCTGACCACGAATTGCCTTGATGCTTACCCAAATAGCTGGCTCAAGTTCACCGTGCCCCTTCTCAAAGTTGTATAAAAACTCTTTGCGTACGAAGCACTTCAACGGCGGCAGACTCGCCACTAAATAACTCAAGTGTTCTTCTCCTTTAGTTTCTCTTCAATCTTCATCTTGGTTATCCTCCAGATTACATTTGGCTCCAGCCTCATACCCTTTAGTCCATGCCCGATGCCAGCACAGACACCAAAGGTCGTGGTAGCCACCACCAAGAGGAAACTTAAACTCAGGGTCATGGTGCGTTTCAAACAAAGCCTTCACATCCTTGCGCTTGATGAATGCTTCCCATGCTTTGTCACGGTCAATGTTTTTAAGCGGTATGTCGTCCCATAATCCTTTAGACATTGTTCTTCTCCTTTAGTTTGGCTTCGATAGCACGAAAATACTTGTAGGTATCCACCGTATTACATGACTTCATAGCGGCATCTATTTCCTCATCCGTCAGCCCAACCCATTTACGTTTTGGTAAATAGTTTAAAGCAACATCTTTTACAGACTCATGGGTAATTACAGAAACAGTTTCGTCATTACCAACGGCAAAAGTAGCCTCAACCATTCCATCAAACCACTCCCGTTTTGTTCCAGCAAGGCTATGCCATTCAAGTTGCATTAAACATCTCGCATCACAAGCATCACACCCAACACCCCCACAGCGCCTACATCCACCACTATCTTGTTCAGGCTGCGCTAGTCGATTTGTCAGACGAACAATGGTGGCGTGTGGGTCACAGGCTCCGTCTACCTTCCAATCACCAGCGTTAATAGCAGATAGCATAGCTTCTAGTGCTTCCTGCATTAGTTCACGGTCTGTCATAGCATCACCAGTACCGTGTAGCCTGTAACGCAACACGCTACAAAGGCTAGGGTGTCAAGCAGCCAGTTCTGCTT